CGGTGTACTCCGATGTGTTCATCACGGTCACGGGTTGCGCCCCGCCCTGGAAGAATGCCATCGCGAACGAGTTTAGGTAGTGGGTTAGTTGTGCATCAGTGAGTGCGACCGACACTGGCGCCACACCCGGCCCGACGTCGTCGACGAATGATGGTTCGCGGAAGTATACGATGTCGTCAATCGTCCAGGGTCCATACATTTTCCCGTTCACCGTCTGGTACCAGGTCAATCCCTTGTACGGTTGGTAGATATCCGATTTCGATGCATCGAATACCCAGGTCATCGTTGACGGGTTGAGCGCGACGAATCCGGTCAGCGTCCGACCCTTGATGACCTTCAGCCAATACGCGGCACCGTACACCAAAAGACTGCGTTCGGTGTCCTTGATCAGTTGCGCAAAGTTCGCAGTCCAGGGCCAGTCGACCGTCTCATCGTTGCGTTGGAGGGTGAACGGTACACTCGACAGGGCATCGGCCCGCAGATTGACCGCACGATAGACCATCGGCACCAGACGATACGCGTCAGGAGCGCCCGCCAGTCGTCCAGTCTGGCGCATGTTGTCAAGCCACCCGTTGGGATATGTGATCATCGAAAGCTCCATTCAAAAGACGGTTTTGCCACCATTGCCACCGCACCGCTGGCCGCGTCGACATAGTCGTCGTGGGGTGCGCTGGGGAACGCCACCACCTCGTCGAGGAAGTCCCGCGCCCACGCGCCCGCCACGATCCGCACGCCGCCCTGCTCAGCTCGCGCCGCCCACGGCATAGCCCGCTGACCCTTGTCACCCTTGACGTCGATGCCACGGAACGACACGTCGGCGAGCTCGGGCACCCGGCGTAATTCCTGGGTAGCCGCGAGCCCGTGCTGTGCTTTTTCGATTCCGTGGACCGTGTCCGTCTCGGACCGCATCGTCTCGATCATGATACGCCGCACATCGGGCCATTCGGCCTTAATGCGGATGCCGTCGGCGATGTATACGACGCCATTGTGCAGACAGACCCGCACGCTCGCGGTATAGTCGGCACTCTGGCGAATCGACGAGGCCAGGTCCCAATATCGGAACCACTGGACGCCATGGGGCCGCTGATCGACGACCGTCAGCCACTCCCGACGAAACATGCTGCCGACCGGGTCGGTGAACTCGCCGTCGACCTCCTGGCGATACATCTCGGACGTCATCGACTGTTTGAGGGTCGCGACGAACGTGTCGTCGAGGAACATGTTGTCGGTCGTTTTGCTGCGTATTGTGGCATAGTCGCGATGATCGCCGTCGAACAGTTGATACACCCAATCCTTGCCGCGCGGCGTCGTGGTCATCCAGGCCCGACCGGGTGATTCGCGAAGAGTCGCGATACTGAGGGGCCAGATGTCGGCATTCATCATCGCCACCTCGTCGAGCCACAGCCACCCAGCATTTGCACCGCGCAACCGGTCGGGGTTGTCGGCACTGCGGAATATGATTCGCCGATCACCCAACAGTCGGAGCTCCATTTCGGATTTGTTCCACGCGGTGACGATCCCAGCCTTTGCGGTCAATTTTAGGATGGTTTCCATCGCCCCGAGTCGTAGCATGGGGTAGGTCGGTGCCACGACGAGCCCGGTCGTTCCGCGTGGTTGCCGGATCGCCTCGACCGCGCCGGCCCGAGTTTTGCCCGAACCACGACCGCCGACGAACAGACGGAACCGCGCGTCACTCGCCCAAAATGCGCGCTGGGGTGACGTCTGCGAGCTGTGGCGTATCGTCGGTGCTGAGGTCGATGGTGTAGTCTGTTGGGGCACTGGATGTAGTGACATTGTAGCTTTCTCGGTAGCTGGGGTCTTCTTTTTTCATTGCGAAAAAGAGGGCCATCAGGTTTTTTGCCGCGATGTGTTCGTCCAGCTCACCCCGTAACCACAGCCAATACGCATCTTTGCCTTGTTCCTGCACCGCTCGTATTTCGCTGGCGAGATGAGGCTGGCGGACCATCAGCCGATACCATGAGCCCTTGTCGATCTCGAGTATTTTTAGCGCCAGATACGTACTACCCGTCATCCGTACCGCCTCTTTGACCTGGTCGTACATGATCATCGAGTACTCGGTCGGGGGATTTGGTGACGGGGTCCGCGCGCGTGGTTTCGACTTGCGCTCGGTCACCGGATCGACTCCGACGATACGAAGCGCAACAACACATTCACGATCGCCAGTGCATACGCGATTTGGGGTGCAATTTCCTGCACCTCGGGCCAGGCTGCCACCGTGGCGAGGATCATCGCGGCCAGGGTCAGCGCGTTAATCCATACGGTTTTGCTGCGGTACCATCGTTTCATGTTACGCTCCTAACTGCTGGCGAATCCACAACAGAATTACAGCCCACACCACGGTCATAATCAGCGCCCCGGCGTATACCTGTTTCTCGATGTTGGCGATTCGCTTTTCGAACTCCTTGAAATTCGCGTCACCGTTCTCGAGTCGGGACAGTACCGCGTCGAGTTTGGTTTCCACCCGGGCCAGTTTAGTCTCTAGTGATTCTGTCATCGTCATCCCTGGTACGCTCGGAATTCGGTTCGGATGGTGTCCATATTGATCGCGGACCCGGGGCACGTTTTGCGCGCCGCTGGGTATTCGCGGTGACCCTTCAGTGTGGCACCCGACACCACAATCCCGCGCCATTTCATCAGCTCCAGGGTCGTCGCTCGTACCATGGTGTGCAGGTCATCGGGCCAGGGTCGAACATCGTAGTCACCGACCACCTCGATACCCCACATCGACGCGTTCCCCTTTAGGTCGCTGCAATGGATGCCGGGGAGGTTCAGCGGGCACATTTGCCAGATGCCGTCGTTCTCGACCCGAGGCGAACCGGTGACGATGAACAGGTGCGGACCGCCACGCCAGCCCATCGCCTCGTATCGGCTCGACATCGCGTTCATCGTGCGGCCCCCGTGCCACTGACTGGGGAGTGGTCGCCAGGTGTGATGGAGGACGACGCCACGAGCCCACGGTGCGACCCCTGGGTCGTGTTTGGCCAGGTGCGCCCGGAACTCGTCGACGGTCCGCCACTGCATCAGCGCATACGCGTACGTCACGATCGCGTACCTTGCCATCGTGAGATTTTGTTCATGAATGAGGTTCCGTTTTTGCGGTTAACGATGAAGTACAACTCATTGCCGATGACGGTGATGTTCCCGTGTGCGTCGTTGTAGAACTGGATGAGTTGCCACTCGACCGCCAGTGACTTGCGGTACCATAGATGTACACCGAATTGCTTGTCGGGGACACCGTGCCCACTCATCGACGTTGCGAACCACTGGCCCGCCTTGTCGACCTGGGCGAACGTCTGAGTCGCCGTATAGGTGCCGCCGGGGATGTTTAGTTCCGTCGGGTTCGGGATGGGTGGTGGTGCGTTCGTCATTCGTCGTCCTCCTCTGTTTTCATTATCGCATTGCCGTCAAGTGAACACGACCACCACGCGAGGCGCCGCCGGGCGATGTCGACGTATTCCGGTGTGATGTCGATGCCGACGAACTGCATCCCCTCAACCATCGCCGCGCACCCCGTCGACCCTGAGCCCATGAACGGGTCGAGGACGACGGCACCACGCGGTACAACGAGGCGAATCATGTAGCGCATCAAGGCGATGGGCTTCACGGTTGGGTGATGGTTAGCTCGTTGTGCCTCCACCCCGTCGAGCCCCGCTTCGCGCTCCGACCGCGACGCTTTCGCCGTGTAGAAAAATCGAGACGCGCCGCCGACCCCGCTCTGCGCATCCAGCGCCGCCGCTGCCTCCTCGTCGAGGATGACGTTGGCTGGCCAGCGACCTGATACCGGTCGATGTTCGCCATGGCTATGATTTCGCGTGCTGCCAATGCTCACCAAGTTGCCAACCGGTCTTTGCATTCTTTCTTCATCGCCCACCCTGCACCCGTCGATGTTGAGCCCACCGACTCCCCATTGCGCCACGTTGTCCGCCACCGTGCCCCGCAGTGGCTTGCGCGCCAATATCGCCGGTTCGTACGCAGGCTTAACGTTCTGAGACCGGAGGATTTGGACGACGTGCATTATATTCCGATTCGCCCAAGACCTCCCGCTCCGCTCCCGCCTGTTTATCCATCGCCTTCGACACATCCAGCGACTTCGGGAACCCGCTGCCATACAACCACATCAAACAGTCGCGCACCTCGAAGCCTGCATCCTCGATAGCCACCGCCAATCGATGATACGTCCGAGTACCACCGAAGGCGATCAGGTGCCCGCCGGGTTTCAACACGCGTAACGCCTCGACCCAAAAGTCGACACCGGGGACGCCATAGTCCCAACCCTTGCCCATGAACGAAAGACCGTACGGAGGGTCGCACACGATGGCGTCGACGGACTCCGCCGGGAGCGTCGCCATCACGTCACGACAGTCGCCGGCATGCAGTGTGTAAGTCATCGCGTCACCCTGGCGAGCGTCACGCCGGCCTGACCCTGGTACTTGCCCCGTTTGTCGGCGTACGTGATCGCGGGCCGTTCACCGCGAAAAAACATGACCTGGGCGATGCCCTCATTCGCGTACACCTTGATCGCGTGCCGTGATGCGTTGTGGAGTTCGATGGTGAGCTGGCCAGACCACCCCGGCTCCATCGGTGTACAGTTGACGATCAGCCCGCACCGGGCATACGTCGATTTGCCGACGACGATCCCGACGACGTCCTCGGGGATGGTGAACGTCTCGACCGACCGACACAGGACGAACTCGCCGGGTTGTAGTTCTATGCTGGGGCGCATCCAGTGCACCCACTGATCGAGAATGTTTTTCGGGTCGATGACTACATCACCAACACGCTCGACGCGTGCCCACTCATCGGCCACCCTCATGTCGTACCCGAACGACGTCACCCCGTACGAGATGACGCCAGGCCGTGCGACCCCTTCGGCGAACGGTGCGATCATCCCCAGCTCATGCGCCAGTGTTGTGATCTCGCGGTCATTCAGTAGCATCACTCCCCCACTTTCCCCGTAAATACACCACCCCGATCACCGCATACACCGCCAGGTCGAGGAGCGTATCCGTGATCGACTCGTCGCCAGGGTCAGCGCTGGCCGACCGGGTCAGGGTCAGGAGCCGGTGCACCTTGTCCGACATCCGCACCGTGATACCGTACAGGCCAGTCGACCCGATCGCCCTGTTCCCGTACGCTGCATTCTTGCGTAGGTATAGCGCCCGCATCTGAATAAGCACGCGGGAGAATTCGAGCTGCTGATCACTCACCGGGTCCATATCGCCACCCCTTCATCGTTGATCGCCAGCCACTGACTCCAGCACGCCTTACTCGATCGCCAGTGCCGCCACCCTCGCCCGTCGTTCCACAGTTGCCGGAACGCGTCGGCCTGGTTCGCGTACGTGTCCGTGTCGGCGTGCGTCCGCCCCGTGAGCCACTCATACGTTGCGTCGTTGAACTGGAATAGTCCCCCGTCGGATGTGTGCGACCGTGCGTGCGTTGTGTATGTCCCGTAGTTGTGCCCGTCGCCAGACTCGCACGAGACAATCGCCACGGCCTCACGGGTCAGCTCGAGCGGGACCACGTCGCACATCCCGCCGCTGCAGGTCAGATACCAAAAGAGCACTATGGTTTCCATCGGCGTGCCCCCACCGTCGACGCGATACCCAGGGCCACCGCGATCACCGCCAGCACGAAGCCGACTATACATCCCGCTATGAACTCAATCATTAGCCTCCTCCTCCGCGTAAT